TGGTGAAAGTGTAGAAAGAAATATATTAAGTAATAATCCAATAGTCAGCTCAGAAAGCATTAAAGCTGAAGCACGATTTGTTAAAACAACTAACGGGATTAGCACTGAAGCCAAAGATTTATTAAACAATGTTTTAATTGTTGAAAATGAAGACAGTTTCAATAAAATTAAGCAAACTTGGCTTTCAATTAAAGATGTTTTTTATAATGCAGATAAACCAGAATTAGCTAAATTTAAGCTAAATAATTTTGCTAAAGAAAACGGAATTGACATTGGCAAATTTCAAGCAATACAGTTTTACGATAGTTTTAAAGATTACCAAACGGCTTATAACGGAAGCACTGCTCAACGAAATTTAAGTTGGTTTTTTCCCAATCAAAAAGATTTAAATGAAAATGATATTTTAAATGACTCTATGCAATCTATTTTTGATGAATTAGATGATGGTATGTTTGTTAAATATTTTTCAGGATTGGAAGCCAAAGACTCAACTATTATAGATAATTTAAGAGGCTGGGTTCAGAAATATGGAACTGGCAACTTAACAACTGGTTTGAGTGAAATTGTAATTGCTAATGATGGAATTCGATCTTTAATTGTAAATGACGTTAAGAAGCAAATTGTTAAAGGCGATATACAACAAAATGCACTAGGTTTGCAAACTGCTATATTAACGTCTTTGAATAATTTTAATGGAAGACTTTCAATTAATGCAGTTAGGCAAAATGATGATTCATTAGATTACGTTTTATCTAGTGGTAACTGGTTAGCTGATGCACAAGAAACGTCTGTAGGTGGTATAGAAATTACTGAAGAAATGGTTAAAGAAGACATCAAAGATAAATTTAACATTACGTTTAGTGCTGATAAAGCGTTAGACCAAACCCCAGGTTTAAGAACAAATTTTGAAAGTGGTAATTTTGTTTTTGTTGGTAACTCTAATGCTTTAGGAACTGAAACGTATAAAGTTGTGGTTCCTTCAGAAGATGGAAGTCTTATAACAATAGTTGATAATTATAGATATGATTATAAGTTGAGTAAAGATCATAAGATTTTTACTGATGCTGTTTCAAAATTAAAAGATTCAGGTGTAAGGTCTTTTTTTAATTCAATAAGTTTTTTAAGTAAAAGTAATTTAAATGCAGTTATGGATACTTTAAGATCAAATAAAAGCACAGTTGAAACATGGAATGGCATTAAATCTATTTATAATACAAGTGCTAATTTTTTAAATAACCTTCCTAGACACCCAAACAATATGTTTCCTTTAATTGAAAAAGGAAATAATGACAAAGAATTGGAAGAGCTTTTTGATTCATTAAGACTTTTAAGATTGGATTTAAGATGATTAGTCCAGGACAAGACCCTAACACTGGTCAATTATTAAATGATCCAATGGCTCCAGCTTTAAATTCTATTGATGCTGTAAGTCAACAATATCTTGTTAATGATGTTAGCAGTGATGATTTGTTCAAAGAAGGTCATGCTCAACAAACATATGGATTCACTGAAAGCCTTTATGCTGGTATAAATACATTAAGCCCAATCAATGCTATTGGAAGATTAATTGAGAATACAAATTTTATTGATGATGTAACATATGATCCTATGGAAGATGAGCAAATCCCAGAAGGTTATGAATGGAGATTTATTAACAGTGCTTCTGCTCAAGAAACATCAGTAAGGCTTGAAAGATTAATTCAAGACACTAAAGATATGGAAGCTTTACAATGGGGCAATCCTTTAGCCGTTGGTTTAGGTGGATTAATGTCACCACTTTCTCTTGCACCAGTTGGTACATTTAAAACATTAGCACAATACGGTTTTATGAAACGATTTGCTGGTAGTGCAGCATTTACTACTGCTTTGTATGCACCTGAAGAATTATTAATAGCATCGCAAAATGAAGAAAGAACTGAACTAGGTCATACTCTATTACCCCTTTTGGCTTCTGGTATGATTGGAGGAGCCGTAGGTGGTTTATTTGGAAGACGTATAACTGGTACCAGTGGTTTATCTGAATCTGATACAAACATAATTAGAAGTGTTGGTGCAATGGGTGATCCTAACAATCCATCTGTATTAAGAAGTATGATGGATAATGAAGCTTTAGAATCAACTGGCATTGGCTTAGAAAAAATGCCTTGGAATCCAGTAACTAGATTAACAGCAAGTGCTAACTTAACTGCAAGAAAAATTGTAGCTGGTTTAGTTGATATGGGTGGCGTTATTCAAAAGAAAGTAAAAGGTGGTTCAGTATATGGTGAGTCTATGGATCAGTCTGTAGAAACAAATTTTAGGACAACATATTTATCAAGCCTTATGGATTCTATTCGCATAAGTGACCAAGCCTATTTAAAATTTAGAGGTATCACTGCAAAAAACGGTGATATTGGAAGATCATTGCAGATGCTTAAAACTAAAACTGGTGATTTTATAAAAAGAAGCAAAATAATGTCTGAAGTTGCTTTTAGAGAAAGGGTAACTAAGGCTTTAAGAAATGGTGATAAAGATGTCATAGGAGATTCAGCTACACCTTTTGTTAACAATGCTGCTCAAGGGTATAGAAAACTATTTAATAAAATCAAAACTGAAGGTGAAAATGTAAAAATATTTGAGATAGATTTACAAAAAACTATAGCTGGATTAAGAAAAAAAGTTGATGAAGGTACTGCTACGGCAGGACAGTTAGCTGAAGCTGAAGCACGTTTAGTGTCTTTAAGGCAAACTGGTGTTCTTGTTAATACAGCATTAGGCTATGCACCTAGAGTTCCTAGATTAGATAAGATTATGAAAAATGAATCACAGTTTATAAACAAAATCAGTAATTGGGCACAAGGTCATTATAATTATTCAAAAGCCAAAGGCGATGAATTTGCCCAAGAAGTTTTGATGGATTACACTAAAAGCAGACCTTTTTATAATTTAGATGAAGGCACATCTCAGATTGATTGGATTACAAGTCCAACTGGAGCTAAAGCAAGAACACTTGAAGTTCCAGATAAAGTTATAGAAGAATTCTTAGAAAACGATATTGAAGTGTTAGCAAGACACCATACTAAAACTATGGGAATGGATATAGAGCTTACAAGAAAATATGGCGACATTTCAATGTCAAAAGTATTTGAGCAAATAACAGAAGAATATAAAGAGCTGATAAAGAAAGCCCCCACTACTGCTGAGAAGCAAAAACTTCGTGATGGTTTAGCTAATGATTTAAGAGATGTAAGAGGCTTAAGAGATAGACTTAGAGGTACATACGGAGCTTCCAAAGACCCTCATAATATGAGTAGTCGTTTTGTTAGACAAATGAAATCATTTAACGTCCTTGTTGGAATGGGTGGTGCGGCAATATCATCAATACCAGATATTGTTAGACCAGTTATGGTTGAGGGACTTCGCAATGTTTACGATCATGGTTTTAGACATATGTTTAAAGGTATGAAAACAACGTTTAAACAAATGCAAACAAAAGAATTAAGACAAGCTGGGATAGCCGTTGATGCTGCTTTGGGTCTTCGTGCTAGTTCATTCTCTGATATGGGAGATTTATTTGGTAGCAGATTTGCTATGGAAAGAGCTTTAGGGCAATCAACTGGGATATTCTTTTTATTAAATGGTTTGAATTACTGGAACCAAACTATGAAAGAAATATCTGGTAATATGATTAGTTTAAGAATGACTTCAGCTATTATGCAAGATTGGACAAAGTTAAGCAAAACAGACAGACGTAAGTTATTATCTAATGGTATTGGTGCTGAAGATCATAAAAGCATGAATGAAATGATAAAGAAGTTTGGAATTAAAGAAGACGGAGAATGGTTGCCTCAAACTGATTTATGGACAAATGCTTCATCAGTTAAAAAGTTTCGTAATGCTTTAAATCAATCTGTTGAGAGAACTATTATAACACCTGGAGCTGGAGATAGAGCTTTATGGACATCTACTGAGTTTGGATCATTAATTACACAGTTTAAAGGTTACGGGCAAGGTTCAATGGTTCGGTTATTAACTGCTGGATTGCAAGAAAAAGATTCTGCATTTTGGCAAGGTGCTTTTTTAATTGTTGGTTTGGCTTCAATGGTAAATGAAATCAAAAAGAAACAATATGGCATTGATAAAGAGCAATCTTATCCAGAGTTATTAGCAGATGCTGTTGATCGTAGTGGTGTAT